AGGGGTAAGGGTGATAAACATTTCACCTCATAACCTGAAAGACGATCATCGTGGTACTCACTTGGGTACCTTTTATTCGATCCTACGTGAAGTTTAGGAATTTTCTCTGTGGAAGAGAATTCTTTCCTGAACCTTGACAAGCAAATTGTCACTGAGAGGCTCTATTAAAGCTTCCCATTGTAGTAACAATTCGTTGTCAAGCTGACTTCAAGGGTTCTTGAGAATGGATTTCTGTGATATAATCACTCGATCTCTAACATCTTCTAGATGGTCCTTGAATCCTTTGTAATAGCGAAGGAACTTGAAGACGTCAACATTGTTGATAGATGAACTTTCACGTTCACTACCAGATGAAGATGTTTTCATGCTCACATGTTGCTCCTCTCAGAGGATTCGCATGTAAAGCTCCCTATTACTACGGACAAGTTTCTTATAATGTAGTCTCAAATATCTCTGAGACCGTATCGTCGAATCACCAAGGATTCTTTCAATTAAGTCTCTGTCCTTGACGTTATCGTCAAGCATGAGCATGGAAAATTCCTTTTGCTCCGCTTGTGAACTTCGGTTCAGATATATGAGAAGTAAGACTCAATCAATTTGAGTCCCATCCTCAATGTCTAACTCGAGGTTAGCCAAGGTCGGGTTACCTGATTCTTCTCGGATGATAAATTTTCGTTCGTTCATGTCGAACAGCGCCCAACAAGGCACGTCCACTGAAGTCACGTTATTATACGTGAAGTGTTCCACTTGTCAATCTTCTTTTGAAGTATAGTACCACATCAGTAGTGCAGCGGTGAAACTCCTATCAGGAGAGCTAAGCGTGGTTAACTTAGCAGGAAGAGATATGTTCTCAGACGGAATGTACCTTTTGAGATACTTTCAATAATAAAGCCCTTTACAGGTTTTATATAGATTGTAATCAATAGGTGAGACCTCATTTCCATTACGGAAAAGCCTTTTGGCTATTTCGTAGGGTTTCATGTTCATACTTGGCCATATCGTGTCTTGGGTGTTGTAACCAACGCCCATTTCACCTAATATGTCGATATATGAGTTTGACACTTGTTCGTCGAAAATGACGACATCGTCACCAATTATTTGGTAACGGTCAAACTTTTCGAAACCACG